GCTGATGGTCTACGACAACGTTCGTTACACCACACCCGGCAAAACCAAGAAATACATTCTGATGACGGTGAACTTCAATCGTTCCACCATCCAAAACCAAGGCGCCGCCCAGGACTATTACTCCGGCGTCATCCAGTGCAACATCTACGTTCCAAAGTCTGCTGGAACGGCAGTGTTGTCATCTCTAAGTGAAGCCGTAATCGATGGTCTTACATCTGTAAATGCCTCTGGCTACACCGATACTTTCAGTGTTGCACCTCGCGTTTCTGACATTTCCGGCCCAACTCCGTTAGAGCTAGAGGATCGCTCGCACTTCATCGGCATTGTTTCTTGTCAGTTCACAGCAGTTGTGTAGTATATTGA